CTGCACCACTGTGTGGGCGGGTACGCCGGGAACCACGCCGAGGGACGGATCATCCTGTTTATCCGGCACACAAGACGCCCGGAACGCAGTTGGTTTACCCTGAATGTGGATGTGCGCACCAAAAAGATCATACAGAACCACGGATACCACAACGAGCATTTGAACGGGCGGATGCTGCACATCCCGCCGGAAGTGACGGCGTTTGTGGAAGCGTGGGAAAAAGAAGTGCTGGATAAGTGGGTGCTGCCGCCGGAGAAAAAGCACAAGCCCCCGGCGGATGCGCACGCGGCGTGAAGGGAGGAACCACAATGCTGACTTTACCCATCAAGCGCAAGTGGTTTGATATGATCTGCAAATGCCAAAAGCGGGAGGAATACCGGGAACCCACCGAATATTGGGAAAAACGCCTGTGGGGAGCCGTAAGGAATTACCATGGCTGCCATGGGCAGGTATACCAAATCTTCCCGATAAAAATCAGAGCCGGTTATAAGGCGGACAGCCCGACCGCACTGCTGTGGGTTTATTGCCGCTACGGAAAGGGCGGTGCGAAAGAGTGGGGTGCAGACCCAGAAAAGAATTACTTGGTCTTGCAGATATTGAATGTCGAAAAGATTGACAACTGGGAATGGAGTGACGAAAAGTGAAAGAAACTGTGGTATTGCTGAAAACGGGAGAAGAGTTTGTATACCAAGGGATGGCGGATGTCAGCTGGGATGCCGAGAACCGCGTTGTTGAGGTGTGTGCCGAGAAAAATTCGGCGGCAGATCTATACAACATTGATGCCGTGGCGTATATACGTTTCCGCGAGAAAGAAGATGCCCTGATGCAGCAGGCAAAGAAGCGGGGCGGTGATGACATGTGCTTTGAAGTCTACTACAAAGACGGTCGGGAACCGCTTTTCTTTGATACCGGAATCATGGTGAAAATTGCCTTGGGCGGCAAAAATCAAAGTGAACTGCAAATTGCGGACATTTTGGGACGCCAGCAGTGGGATTTGAGCCGAAAAGACCTGGAAGCGGTTTACATCGGTAAAAACTTCCAAAAGGAGGAAGCCGAGAAATGAGATACGATACCGAGCAGATGATGTTTGTGGGCACGGCGGTGACGGAGGAAGAGACGGCGGCGCTGGGGCTGCACTATGAGATCATTGCGGCGGCGCAGACTGCAGCGGCTGGGCTGTTGGATATGGCGCGCAAGATCAAGCGGATGCGGGACACCGGCGGCTACAAGGCGCTGGGGTTTGAGAGCCTGGAAGCCTACACCCAGGCAACGATGGGCATGCGGCAGCGGCAGGCATACAACTACATATCCATTGCCGAAAAGCTGCCGGCACAGCTGATTGAACAGAACGCGGCTGCTGGGGTAACGAAATTGGCGTTGCTGGCAAGCCTGACAGCAGGGGAGCAAAAGCAGATCACCGCCGAAACGGACCTTGCCGGGACCACAGTGACAGAGCTGAAGCGGCAGATCCGGGAATTGCAGGAGAAAAACACCGGGTATGCACAACAGCTGAGCCTTTTGCAGGCAAATGCCGAGGATGACCGGCAGACCGCCCGGCGGGACGCGCAGGAAACGGTACGCCGGGAGCTGGAAGCCGCCCTGCAGCGCCAGAAGGAGGCCGAGGCGGCTGCTGAGCAGGACCGCCGGGAGCGCGATGCAGCGCTGGCAGCCACAGAAAAGTTGCAGGCCGAAGCCGCACAGCACAAGAAGGCACTGGAAAAAGCCCGGGCGCAGGGGGCTGCCGAAGCCGCCGAAAAAGCCCGCGCCGAGGTACGCATGGAAAACGAGGCCCGGCTGAACGCCGAAAAAGCTGCCCGGGAAGCTGCTGAGGAACGCGCTGCGCAGCTGGCGAAGCAACTGCAAGTGAGCAGCGACGAAAGCACCGTAAAGTTTGGGCTTTTGTTTGGGCAGCTGCAGGATAACGCCTACGGCATAGATGCCATCTGCAAAGAATTGGCGGAAAACGGCGACAGCGAGAAAGCCGGGAAGTTCCGCGCCGCGCTGGGGCGGGCGCTGACAGCGCTGGCACAAACGCTGGGGAATGACTGAGGAAGGCTGTGTGCCCACCTTATTATATAGCACAAGACGCAGGCAGGTGGGTACCTGCTTGGCGGTCTTGTATGGGGTAATAACATCTCGACGAAAGGGACGGGGAAATGCACAGAGGGTACCGGGAAAAGAAAATTATTTGCAGCCCTGTATATGCTGAGGTTGACCTGATCCCGGTGCGGGCAGACACCCACGGGTGCAGAGGTGAGGGGGAGACCAGCGAGAAGCAGCAGCGGGCGAACCGGAAAGCTGCCGAGCGGCATTTTGTACAGCTGGTGAATGCCAACTTCGTGCAGCCAGATGTTTTGCTGGTGGATCCGACCTACGCAGGCGGGGAAGAACCGGCTGATTTTGCCGAGGCGGACCGCAACCTGGTAAACTACCTGCGGCGGATCAGCTACCTGTGCGCCCGGAAGAAGCTGCCGAAGCCGAAATATGTGGCCGTGACCGAGGGCGGCGCCGAGGGTACCGAGGACGAGGATCACCGGCTGCACCACCACATCATTCTGCTGGCCCAGGGACTTACCCGGGAGGAAGTGGAAGATTTGTGGAGTGCCGGGCGTGGAAAGAAGCGGCAAAGTCTGGGCCGCGTGAACACCCGCCGGGCCCAGCCGATCTGCGGCAGTCTGGTGGACCGTGCCATGTACATGCTGAAAGCGCCCAAGCACCGCAAAAAGTGGCACCAGAGTTTAGGGCTGAAAATGCCAGAGGTACGTGTGAACGACAGCCGGTACACAAAGCGGCAGATTTTGAAGTGGTGCACGAACGGCGACGCCTACGACCGAGGCTTTTGGGCAAAGAAATACCCCAGCTGGCAGGTAAGCGAGGCGGCGGTGGAATTTAACGACATTGAGGGCGCGTACTATGTGCGCCTGCGGCTGTGGAGGGAGAAAAGCCCATGGAAAGAAAACCGAACCCGTGCAAGCCAGGCTGCCCGCGGCGGG